ACCATACACCTCAACGTGCGCCTGAGCGCTGTCCGGCCCGTACTCCGCAATGATCCGCTCATAAACCGCCTTGTCCGTCCCCTCCACCGTCCGCGCATCCACCACCTTAGTCGCCCAAAAGTCCCTCTTTGAGTGAAAAGTCTCGTAAAAGTACCCCGTGTTGCGCCGTGGGTTAGAAAACGCCAGCCAGAAACGATTCGGCGTGTTTTCCGTGAAAAAACCACCAGTGACCGACCAAATCGAGTCGTCAATACCACTCGCCTCGTCAAAAATCACCAGCACACCGTCAAAATTATGCACGCCAGCATAAGCATCCGGGTTCTCAGCAGACCATAACCTGCCTTCTACGCCCCAATACCTAGTACCCTTCTTCAAATCGCGCTCAACTAACTCAGTTAACCACTTTGCGGGGGCTACTCGGGTGGCACTTACCTCAAACCAATGGCTGTTTAGTCCCATAGCCAGCCATTTAGTTATCTCCGCCCATGTAATACTGCGTAACTGGTTCTCTGAGTTGGCCGAGATAATGGTTGTCGAGCCAATTCGCGTCGATATCATCCATATAGTTAGCCAACTAACTAGCGCGGACTTGCCGATACCCCGTCCGCTAGATACTGCCTCTTGCAATACCGAGTAGTCGACGACGCCTTTGTTCTTCTTAATATGGTCGGCAATATCTTGCAGCACCTCGCGCTGCCATTTGCGCGGGCCAGTGAAGTGTTCCAGCGGCGTACCCTTGCGCCCCCAGGGGAACAGGTACAGCACAAACGCTAGTGGGTTGTCTTTCAGCGCCGGGCTCCACAGCCGGGCCATGAGTTCTTGTTCGTCTTCAGGTTGGTAGATTGTGGTCTGCATCTATGATTTCTATGACGCGCCGCTCTGCCTCTGCCAGCGCCTGGGTTATGGATATGCGTTGGTCGATCTCTACTGAGATGGCCTGCTTGGCGACCCAGCCGTGTTGATGCTTCAGTATCTCTAGCGCCGCCTTGGCGTCGCCGCCTCGCGCTGCGCTGTGCAGTATCTCTGCCATCTCGCGTTCGCCGTCGGCTTTGCCCTTCATCGCGGCCATGTTCACGACCGGATCAAAGTTACTCAGCGTCATGAACTCTTGCGGCAGCATACCGGCTGCAAGCGCGAGTGTCTCGCCGCGCAGGCCCAGCTTTGCTGCGTCGTACACGGCCTGTAAGCGCGACTCTGTTGCTTTTAGCTCTCGAATTGATAGCGGGAAGGAGACCATGTCGGGTTTATATCACAAAAAATAAAAATTCTACGCAAAAAATTGTCTGCAAAAAATTGTCTGCGGGCGCTCCGTAGCCGTGGCCTCAAGCCGTCGGCCCTCCCCCCTGCCGACCGCCGCCCGACCGCCGCCCGACCGCCGCCCGACCGCCGCCCGACCGCCGCCAGCGTGTGGGCAATGTGTGCCAGCACACGGCACGCGCTACCAGGGCGCACGGCACGCGCTACCAGGGCGCAAAGTGTGTGTCATGTGGGCAGTGTGGCTGGATGGCACACATGACACACGTGTGGGCAGTCGTGTGGGCAGTCGTGTGGGCAGTCGTGTGGGCAGTCGTGTGGGCAGTGTGTGCCATTGTGTCGGACTGCCCACACTGCCCACAAATAGGTTTTTATGTCTCTTTTGGGATAGTTTGTGTCGTTTTTAGGCTGTTTTGGTTGTGACTACGTTCTTTTTTCCGTTGCAAAAACTGGCGTGTGGGCAGTGTGGGTCATGTGTGCCATCTTTTTTTCAGTCGCAAAACTTTCTGCGTGATTGCGGCGCAGTCCTAGTTCCTGTACTACAAACTACTGTATATATATACAGTATATATTCTTTCATAAGTCTAATCAAATACATGGCACACATGACACACAAACGGGCATTTTCATTGGGCAGTACTAGGCTCACGTCGTCACCCACAGTCAACCCACAGCCCGACACACATGACCCACAATTCCAGGGTGTCGCGTATGTGACAGACAATGTAACTTTATGAGTTACATTAGTCCCTGTCAGCATCGATAGCCCGCAACCGATACGGTAGTCGCGAACAAGGGGTCTAACATACCAGACCACTCAGCAGAGTCACTCCAAGTGAGCAAGACTCTCCGGCAAGACAAGCGGGCCGATGTTGACAACCTATCCACTAAACGAAAGTACAGTATGAGCAAAATCCTAGGTTACATCGCATACGAGGGGCCATCGATCATAGATGGCGCGCCCATCGTCGTCATCATCAACAAGATCGACGGTAGCAAAAACGCGAAGACTGGCGCCATCGTTCAATCGTTCATCCTCCGCGCCGACGTCGACCCGGTCAAAGCACTGCAGACCGGCGCCGACGCGAGCGTATGCGGCCAGTGTGAACACCGCCCCATATTGGCTAAAAAGTCGGGAAAACCGCCGTGCTACGTACAAGTAGCAAAGTCAGTGCTATCGGTCTATAACGCATACAAACGTGGGCGGTACGTCAAAGCCGACCCTGCCACCATTGCGCGAGCCCTTGAGGGCAAAATTGTACGTATCGGTACTTATGGTGATGGTGCAGCCGCTCCCGTGACAATGTGGAACCAGATAACCCGCTATGCCGCCGGGCGGCGCGGATATACCCATCAATGGGATAGCGTCGGGTTTGACGTCAATGCATGGGCGCCGCTCGTCATGGCTAGTGCCGACACTATCGATCAAGCCGCGAAAGCTAACTTACTAGGTATGCGCGTGTTTCGCGTGAGTCAAGGGGTTGATGTCCAACCCGGTGAAGCAATGTGCCCCGCCAGCGCCGAAGCCGGTCGCAAGTCAACTTGCGCCAAATGTACACTGTGCAGTGGCACTAGCATTAAAGCGCGCGATATCGTCATTGCCGACCATGCTGCGGGCCATGCGCGCCGCACCATCGCGATAGCATCGGTTTGATTTTCAGCGTGTGACCTAGTGGTCACACGCGGACAATCCGTCCGGTCACAGTAGAGTAGATTATGACCACACTACCCGATATGCTGCGCCACTACAGCATCACGCAGTTACTAGATTTTGCTGACTCACTAGACCCAAACAATGGCTGGCGCGAGTCGGTCGCGGAAGACCCATCGGTAACCCGCGACCAATTGACCGACGCCATGCTAATCGCGTATGACGACATCGACACTCACGCATGGATAAACAAATGGTAAAAACTATTCTGATCAAGTTGGCGCAAGCCGTCATCGGCGCTGCCATATGGGGCGGGCCGTTCATCTATTACTTTATCTGGGGGATGAAACCGTGAGGATATTAGTGGCCTGTGAGTATTCGGGAACCGTCCGGGATGCATTCATCCGGGCGGGGCATGATGCCATGTCCTGCGACCTGCTGCCGACCGACGCGGCGGGGCCACACTATCAGGGCGACGTAGGCGACCTACTAAACGACGGGTTCGACCTGATGATCGCGCACCCGCCTTGCACTCATCTGGCGGTGTCGGGCGCCCGGTGGTTCAAAGACAAACAGCAGCAACAGGCCGACGCCCTGGTTTTTGTCCGCAAGCTGTTAGACGCGCCGATACCGCGCATCGCGCTGGAGAACCCGGTCAGTATCATATCCTCACGCATACGAAAGCCTGACCAAATCATCCAGCCCTATCAATTCGGCCACGAAGCCACGAAGACGACGTGCCTATGGCTAAAGGGGCTGCCGCACCTCACGCCGACCGCCATAGTCGGCAAGGGCGCCCGCCACGTCACTAAGTCGGGCAAGAGCCTGCCGGAGTGGTACAACCTGCCGCCCAGCGCCGACAGGTGGAAGATTAGAAGCGCAACATTTCAAGGCATCGCCGACGCAATGGCAACACAATGGAGTAACACATGAAAACAATCACCCTTAACCGTGCCCGCTATACCGTGCGCGATGACCGCGACATTATGGGTGAACTGTTGAAAATTACAGGTAAGCATAAGCCCGTCAAGTCGAAAGGCCCGGAGCGGCGCCTGTACCCGACCGACGGCGCCACACTTAGCACTGCCGCCTACGTCAAGCAGTACTACGCGCTGAACGTCACCCGGGGCCGGTTCAACGGCGGCGGGCCGCCTTACGGCCTAGACAATACCCTAGTCGGGTTCTACGAGGGCCTCAGCGACCGCGTGAGCGTGCCGCAGGGCGAAGATAGCATGGAGGTCTGCGATGCTGCCTAAGACTATGCGCGAGTTGATGGCCGACGGCTGGACGCGCGATCAGGTGTACGGCGCGGTCAAGCGGGGCGAACTGGTGAACCTCAACCGCCTAGACGCCTGGGGGCGCATACGGCGGGGGCCGGGCCTGTTCGCCGCGCCAGCCGGGCCGGGCGTCAACTTCACGCCGCTGCGCGACGCCTGGGGGCGGTCATGCTCATAGCTGCCCTATTCGCGGCGCTGCTGGCGCTGCTGTTGAACCTATAAAAAAGGCCCCTAGGGGCCTTTTTTCATGTTAGCCGGGTTCACGCGACCGTCCGGCGCATCTCCGACCGACTCATGTTGACCAGTTCAGGCGCCACGAAAATATGCTTCTTAGAGTTGAAGTCTCGGGAATGGATCAGGCCCATATCGACCCAACCGGCCTCGCGGAACGCATGGAACAGCGCGCCCTGGACAATTTTAATGCCGGGGGCCACGGCGCCCGACCCCTGCACACGGTCACAGATAATGTGGAACGGCGAGCCGATCACGCCCTGGGCGAACGGGCCGCGACGCTCGCGCATCATTTCAACCAGCACCGATTCGGCGGTACTCATACCCGCCTCAATCATGATGGCCTTGGCTTCGGTCATGGGCGGCGGGGCCGACGGGTTGAAGGCGGATACGTCACGGGCCATCAGCCACGCCGCCACGCCCGCGAAGCCGCCCCGGTGGACGTACCAATTCCAGAGGGCCACGGCGTCGGCCTCGGGCAGGCGGTCGGCAGCCGCCCATAGGACAAACCAGCGGCGGTCATCGCTGGGCAGCGATATGGACACGCGCTCGTTAGAGAAGGCCACGACCAGCACCCGGTTGAGGGCCATATAGGGGTGCAGTCCTTTACGATTGACCGGCAAGTACTCGGGCGGGGCGGCAATGACAGGCTTAAGATGGTTCTCCAGCGCCCGGCGGTCACGGGCCTCGGACTGGCGCAACTCGGCAATCTCCATGACCTCGCACTCCAGCCCGTAGCCCCACTGCGACGTTAAGTCCTCATTCTTGACTAACGCGCAGTTCAGTTTGGCCGGGCCGCCAATGGCCCAAAAGAACGGGGCCAGCAGGGTATCCTTGCCCGACCCTGGCTTGCCGCCCAACAGCACGGCATGGTTGATCTTATGGCCGGGGTACTGCACCTTATGGGCCAGCACGTTAAGAAGATGCTCACGCTCAAAGTCGAGGGGAACCATGCGCTCCAGATGGCGCAGCCAAATGCTGACATCGCAGGCCACAGGCGTCGGGCGGGCGTCGCGCCAGCGGTTGCCGTAAACCAGCCCATCACGCGACACCAGCACAGACTCGCCAGCGGCGAAGGTGATGCCGACCAGCGACTTAGCGCCAGCGGCCTGCCGGTTCTCGTCGAAACAGACCGACGCCTCAATTCTGCGGGCGGCCTTGCCGGTGGAGTGAATCGACACGCACTTGATATGGCGAAACAGGGCATTGAAAGTCTGCCGGGGTATCTCGCGACGGTCTTGCATATCAAAAAACGCCTCGTCGTTCTGAAGGTAGGCGAAGCGTTGATACCAGCCCGACTTCTCGACCCGGCCCAGCTCGCGTTGCTCAACTTCGGCGATGATCTCAGCAGCGGCGTCAGGGTAAGCGGCGCTGGGTTTGATCTTGGCAAGGGCCAGTTCAAGGTGCGCGGCCATCAGTTCGTCGCGCAGGCCGGGGGCGTGGCGGGGGCCGCCCTGGTCAGCGACCCACTGCATGAAGGTGTTGCTGTCCAGATCGACGCAGTGGCCGTGCATACAGCAGAACGCCCGGTTAAGGGGCATATAGCGGCCCTCTGGGTTGCCGTCGGTATGCTCGGCAGCGTTAGGGCAGATGACGCCCGCCCAGCCCTCGGCGTTGGGGTGCGACAGCAGCAGACCCTGGCCGGACAGCCAGACCAGCACGTCGTCGGCGCCATCGTCGGCCATTCGTATCGGGCGGGGGCCGGAGGACTCAGCCGGGCCGGGCGTCACCTCAAGGGCGGCGCAGATGTCGGCCAACAGGTACTCGCGCTCGGGGTGGAACTCAACCAACGCAGACGCAAACTCGGCCTTGTCAGGCTTGAGGTTGACCGAACCGGGCAGGCGGAAGTTGCGGACGGGGTTACAGGCGCCGGGGTCGGTGTAGCCCGCAGCGGCGATGGCCTTGATGGCGGCGGCGAACTCGCCCTTGGGCGGCTGCTCACTAAAGACGTAGCCGTACTGGAAGTTATCGGGCGAGGTCTCCATGATCCAAGTCGGCGGCAGC